TATTGTTATTGAGAGTCAAACTCCAATATTTATAGTAGGTACTGTTGTTTTATCAACTTTAACGGCTGGAACAGATAAAGATGGTAAGCCAATAGTAAATAAAGATTTACAGGCAAAAATAAAAGAAAATGATGGACTTCTTTTTTACGGAAAGCCTGATGATGCAAAAGCTGATTTTGTAGAGAGTACAGGAACATTGAGAAATGTTTTAGATGGTATCACAGACCAGAATGTATCTACAAAACTAATTATTGCAGTAGTAAGTATCACTAAAGAGCAATCAGAGAAAAAAACACCTGAAGAGTTTTATGATACTCCAGCAATTAAATCAAACATCATAAAAGCAATAGCTGGAGCAAAAACAGCAACTGCACTTTATGGTACTAAATCAAATCTTTTAATTGCTCCAAGATTTAGCCATGATTTAGATGTAAAAGCAGAGCTTGAGAGTGTAGCTTCTTCTTTATCAGCTACTGCTATTGTAGATTTAAATGCAACTGATGAAGCTGATGCAACAGTTAAGATGAAAAACTACGGTTCAAAAAGATTATTGGTTTGCGACCCTTATGTAAAAGTATGGGATACAAAACTTGATAAAACTATCACAGAACCATCAAGTGCAAGAGTAGCTGGAATGATAGCTCATACAGATGGTTTAAAAGAGTATGGGTGGGCTGACATCCCATCAAATCAAGTTATGCAAGGTATTAGTGGTACTAGTAGAGTTATAGAGTTTATCTATGGTCAAGAGTGCGAAGCTGATAGATTAAGAACTTTAGGTATTACAACAATTATAAATATACAAGGTTTTAGACTTTGGGGTTTTGATACAACTGACCAAGATTTTATTTGGAAAAGTTTACAAAGAGTAAGAATTTTTGACAGAGTAGCTGATGCAGTTTTAAAAGGTTTGTTTTGGGCTATTGATAAAAGAGCAGACCAACTTATCTATGCAAAAGAGAGTGCAGAGGGCTTACTAAGAAGCTTAAAAGGTGCAAATGTTTTAGTTGGATATGAAGTTTTTTGGCATCCTGAAAAAAATACAAAAGAAGCTTTAACAGCTGGTAAATTTTACCTTGTAGCAGATTTTCAAAATATGCCAACAGTTAATCGTTTAGAGATTGAGTGTAACTTCGTAGATAAACACTCAGGTGTACTAATGAAAATGATAGGAGCATAAGATGGCACAAGAAAATAAACAACTATTAACAGGTCTTAATCTAAGTATTTTGGGTGTTGGATATTTTGGTCTTATAGATGATATAGACCAACCAAACTTAGAGTTTGAAGTTGTAGATGATGTTAGTACAGGAAGATTAAAAACTATGTTTTTAACTTTGAAGCTTGGCGAATATAATGAAACTTTATTAGAACAAGTAACTCAAAATAATATTAAAGATAATGATAAAAATGCTTTTGTAATTAAAGGTAATATCAGACAAAACTCAAGAGATATTCCTTTGATGATAACTGCTAAAGGTGAAGTTCATATAGTAAAAGATGGAACTTTGAAAGTTAAAGAAGCTTCACAAAGAGAAATGAAAATTAAATTAAGTTATTACAAAAAAACTGTAGCTGGAAAAGATGAAATTATAGTAGATGATCCGAATGAAATATTTAGCATAAATGGAAAAGACCAGTATGCTGATTTTAGAGCAAATGTATTAAACTAGTAGTTGTGGCATTTGTGAGATGTAAGACCATTAAAATTTTTTAATAACAAGGAGATGTTATGGCAAAAGCAACATTTACAGAAAATGAGATGGCTCACGAACTAAAAACGAGAGCTGAAGCAAAAGGTATCAATATATCAATAGAGCATACAGGCGAAATGTTAGATATGTTTGAAGATATTGTTATAGAGAGATTAGAAGCTGGTGAGGAAGTTAAAATGAGAAACTTCGGAACTTTTGAAGTTAGAGTGCAAAAAGCTAGAACTAGATACAACCCAGCTACTAAGCAAAATGAAGATTATCCTGAGAAAAAAGTACCTAAATGGGATGCTTCAGATAATGTAAGAGATAGAATAGCTAACTCATAAGCTATCACAAAAGCCTATATTCTTTTCTATAGGCTTTTACAAAAAATAATATAAATTAGGAAATAAGATGTCAAAAAATACAAATACAAAAACAATTAAATTCAGTAGAGAGTATTCTTTAAATGGTGGTGCAATGACAGATACCATTACAATGAGAGAACCAACAGTTGGCGATGAGATAAATGCTCAAGAAACAGCACCTAAAGAGAGTTTAGTTCAAATAACTTTGTTTGCTAATTTATGTGATTTAACTTTAGATGAGTTAAAACAAATTAGTTCAAAAGATGGTCAAAAAATAGCAGAGGCTTATAACTCTTTTTTGGAATAAAAATAGATACATTTATTGAGGGTAGTAGCTTTATAGCTCATTATCTTCATATAAATATTTCAGAGCAAAAAGCTATGAAAGTTGATATATGGTTACAGTATCACTCTCAAGCAATTAAGATACACGAAATGAAATTAAAAATGAGAGGGTTAGAATAAATGTCAATAGGAGCTGTAAGTCTCAACATGGTATGGAACCCAGCGATTAAGGGTTCATCTTTCCTCCAAGCAAGTATAAAAGGTATTCATACCTATGCTACAAAAGTAACAAAAGCAAATTTATTACAAGCTACAAAGTTTGGAATACTTAACAAAAATGTAAAAACATTAGATAATCATTTAACTAAATTATCTGCAAAAGCAAGTTTCATCTCTAAAAATCCAATTAAAATTAATGTAAATCGCACTGAGTTAATGGAAACTCGGAAAGATTTAAATGCAATAGAGAGATCAGCTAAAAGAGCTTCTTTTTTTACAAGTAAAATTAAAACTCCACGGCAAAAGCCACAACAACATGCAGCAACTTCAACAGTAGTAGGAGCAGTAACAGTAGCAACTATTATGACATTACCTTTTAAATCAAGCATTGAATTTGAAAGTAGTATGGCTAGAGTTAAAGCTTTAAGTGGTGCCACTAATCAAGAGTTTAAATCTTTAAATAATACTGCTTTAAAACTAGGTGCTGCAACAGAGTGGTCTGCTAGTCAAGTTGCAGATGGTATGCAATTTTTATCACAGGCTGGATTTAAAACTAATGAAACTATATCAGCGATGCCAAGTCTTTTAAGTTTAGCAACAGCAGGAGCAACAGATTTAGCAACAACAGCAGATATCGCTTCTAATATTATGGGTGGTTTTGATTTAAAAGCAACTGATACAGTTGATGGTTTATTAGCTATGCAATATACTGCAGATACTATGGCAAAAGTAATAACAAGTGCTAATGTTGATGTTCAAATGCTTGGTGAAACAATGAAATATGTAGCACCTGATGCAAGGAAAGCAGGATTAAGTTTACAAGAAACTGCAGCAATGGCTGGACTTTTAGGAAATATAGGTATTCAAGCTTCACAAAGTGGTACTGCTATGAGAACAATGGTATCAAGATTATCAGCACCACCTACAGAAGCAAAAAAAGCTTTACAAGCTTTAGGTATTGAAACAAAGGATTCCGTTGGTAACTTAAAAAGACTTCCTATTTTATTAGCAGAAGTTTCTAAAGCAACAAAAGGTTTAGGAAGTGCAGACCAAATAGGATATATGTCTAAAATATTTGGACTTGAAGCTAAAACTGCATCTTCTAAATTGATTGATTTTGCTGGAGATGGTAGATTATCTAAATATTTTGATGAGATTGAAAAAAATTATAAAGGTTCAGCAAAAAAAATAGCAGAAATTCAATTGGCTACAACAGCTGGACAATTTAAGATTTTAGGTTCAGCAATGGAGGGGCTTAGTATCTCAGCCACTACTGGACTACTTCCAACGATTAGAACTATTACACAAGGATTTACAAGTGTAGCTGGTTCAGTTGCTACATTTACAAAAGATTTTCCAAATGCTTCTAAGTGGGTTTTTGGACTTGGTACAGCTTTTATACTTGGTAGTGTTGCATTAGCTGGTTTTGGTTTTATGGCTGGAGCAGTTGGTAGTGGATTAGCATTATTATCAAGCCCTATAACTCTTATTGTTGGTGGTATTATGGCAGTTGGTGCTGCTGGATATTATCTTTAT